TTAAAAATAAAATTATATAATTATGTATAGAATGAATAATATGACACAAAAAAAAATCAAAATCAAAATCGTGACAAAAGAATATATCAGAAGGCGTAAAATATACGGTTCTCAATATTCTAAATCAATACCTAATGTTTTACACGACCTTGTCGAAGAATATATGAAATCACCACAAGGTGCAGAATTTAGAGAGGTAAGCGAAAAAACAACAACATTTAAAATAGGTGATATTTTAAGACTTGAAAATGAAAAAATTGTTATGATTGTAAAAGAAACTAAAAAGCGTTTTTATTATAGCAAACTTACAGGAGAATATGAATGCATAAAAATAAGTTCAGTTGCGGATTTAACTATCTCAGATTACTACCGATCCGAAATAAAAATTGGGAAACATAAAGGTTTTGGATGGATGAATGATGGATTTTTTAAAAAGGGTGAAGAATTATATAAATTAAATGATGATGTGCAACACTTTAAAGTGATTAAAAAATACGGATTCTGGGATTTAACAGAAAGAGAAGAAAATATTTTAAAAAATAGATAAGTAAAAATAAAATTATTATTATATATAGAATAAAATATATAATAAATTAAAATGGATATTAAACAATGTAAAACGTGTTTGAAAGTCAAAAATATTAATTCTTTTTATACTGGTGGCGCATCAGGTAAAGCAATTTTAGGGAATTGTAAAGGGTGCCATAATAAAAAAAGAAATGATTTTAAAAAAACATATAAATATGTAAAAAAACCGACTGGATTTAATAAGTTAGATAAGAAAACACAAGAGTCTATAAAATACGACCTCGCAATTAAAAAAACTAAAAAGAGTATAGCATTAAAAAATAATATTTCATATGTGACGTTTAGGTATTGGTGCAAAAAGGGAATACCGCCATATGAAGGAGAAATAAAAATAGAACAATAATCGCTTAATTTAAAAATTTAAGATTCTATATCATATATAGTTTCTTATGTTTAATAAAAACCAAGGTTTTTATGAATTCCTACCTGCGGACTCGTCCGCAGAGCGGGGGGGGACTACGACCCGGGGGCAGAGCCCCCAACGTGAAGAAAAGATAAGGCAACATCTTACAAAAGCACAGGCAGAACAACAAATTATAAACTTTTCTAATAAAATTACAGAAAAAAATAAATTTCATCAAAAATAAAAAAAGTGATTTTTTTTTTTACTTAAAATTTATAATATATTATTTTGTATAGAAACAAAAAATAATACGTATAAGAAATATTTTTTATATCATATTATAGAATATACACCAAATGACATTTTCGGCCGACTTTTTCAAATACAACAAAAAACCCATTTTTGCAGATGATAGAAACACTTTTACGTCTGCTTTTAGAAATGAAGTAATAAAAAATAGAGGTGGTGTTTTTCCCCAACTTCCATTTAATGCCCCTAAAAGTTTAAGTAAAGTATATAAGAGATACGCTAGAGCCCTAATTTTAAAAGATAATAAAAGATTTGTTAAAAGAAGCACAACAATTAAAAATAATAAATTGGTTAAGAGATTACAAAAAGATTTTGAATTAAAAAACGGTAGAATCGAAAGAAGACCTAAAAAGGCAAAAAATAAAATATTAATAAATAGTGATGGCGATATAGAACACGTAAATAAAGCACTACCTTTAATGCTTGAAGAATTCGCAGAACAAAAATTCACAAATGCAGAAATAAGGGCGATGACAGAAAATAAAAATGTTGAAATAAGAGGTGTTCGAATAATTGACGAAGTTAAAGAAGGTGAAAGAATAAATCTTTATTTACAAATTAATTTTAAATTTGGGTATGACGCATTAGACCGGGAAGGGTCAATTGACCCCACATTATACGACATAACAACCGACCAATTAACCAAGGAATTTTTCACGGAGTTAATATATGCAGATCCAGGATATGCTTTTTTAGATGCTGCAAGATGGGACGTTCAAGAGATTGAGGTAAGGTATTTATCAACCACAAATAATAGTGATGAATTTAAAAAGACAGGGTTGAAATTAAGAGAAGAAAATAATTTAACAATACCTAATGTTAATATTGATGAAAAATATAAAATGACAGGAAAAGGAAACTGTGTGAGAAAATATTTAAAAAAAAAATGGCCGAAAATGTCAAAAAAAACCATTAATAATTTAGGAAATGTGGAAGGTGTAAGCACAGATGAAATAATTGATTTTTGCAAAAAGCGAAAAATTAAATGCACCGCTTATGACGTGAACGGGCGTGTTTTAGCGTGTCATTATCCAGTAAAAAGGAATAAAAATTATGGTGCTATTTATTATATCGCATACAATAACCATATTTACCCTTTAAAGGGTGAAATTAGAAAGACAAAGACCAAGTTTTCTAAAATTGAAATGGTTGATGATGGGTATAGAAAATTAAATGAAATTTTAAATAATGGGTTTTTACCATTAGATATTAAAGCGACATATACAGACCCTACATATGGAGGTGTTCGTATTACTTCATTTATCCATAATGATACAAAATATATAGATAATGATGAATATGAAGAATGTTTAGAAATATTAAAATTATTTGATTTACAAGATAAAATACACGATTTTGTCAGAGTTTACCATTTAGGGTCTATTATTGAAACTAAATATACAATGGAGGAGAAAAAGAACAAATATCCCACTGCGAGTTTTTGGCCTAACCATAGAGAATTTATTAAAGGTGGATATACTAATAATTACGCGGAAAATTGCGACTTTGATGAAGAAATAACAACAACCGATAAAAATAAATCTTATTCTTATGCATTATCTAAACTGCCATTTCTTATTAAAATGGATTACCGACAAAACAAAATAAACAAAATTAATAAAAAAATGAATACCGAACTAAACATTACCGACCATTATTTATATATTATTGACCCTGTCAAATCTTCCATTTTGATTCCTGACGCCAACTGCTACGCAGGATATGAACTAAAATACTACCACGAACAGGGGTTAGAGTTTAGAGTGATTGAAGAAATGACAACGACTAAACAACATAATTATTTCCCACAAATGATAAAAGACGTTTATAATAACATTAAAAACGAAAAAGACGCAAAAAACATAATCAATATTTTAATTGGTAAAATGGAGATTGACAACCAAGTCGAAGAAAGGGCGACAATTGATAATATATATAATAAAGAAGAGATTAAGCACACCGAAGGGTTTAAATTTAAAATAAATGATGATTATTTTTTTAATGTAGTAGAAAAAAATAAATTTAATCTTTATACAAGAAAACCAATTAATATTCAAATTAAGGACTACGCACGGAGGGTAGTATATGAAAAAATGGTTAAAATGAATTTGACACCTGATAAAGTGGTACAGATTAAAACCGACAGTATATCATTTTTTGGAGATATTAAACAGTTAGACACCGAACCAACTAATAAATTTTATGGTTGGAAATTAGAAGATTATAAACCAATTAAAAAAAGAAATAAAACAAAAAGGTGTGATATTACATTTTATCAAAAGGAAACATTAAAAGGTAATAAATTATTTAATTGTTATGCAGGAGCAGGCAAAACATACGTTAATATTAATTATACCATCCCGTCAATGGATTCATACCGTGTTCTTACTCCATCACATAGCACATTACAAGAATACAGAGAAGAAAAAATGAATGCTTGCGTTTCTCAATGTTATGATTACGGGCAACCATTACCCGAAGAAGAAAATATAATATTTGATGAATGTTTTTTATTGGGTAGAAAAGGTAATGATTTATTATATAAATTAGCATTACTTGGAAAAAATATTCATATGTATGGAGACGATAAGCAGTTATTACCTGTTTGTGAGGATTCGCACTTTAATTCAAAGCATTATTTAGAATATTTATTTGGTAAAAATATTAATAAAATGGATAAAAATTTTCGTAATACATTTACAAAAGAATATTATGATTTAATAATTGATAATAAAATAAATGTAGAAAAAGAAGTAATTAAGCATAGAAGTAAAAATTGGTATGATGCCGAAAAAATCATATGTTATAGAAATAAAACAATTGATAAATATAATAAAATGTATTTAGAAAGAATAGGAAAAAAGGATATGTTTTTTAATGGTGCATATTTAAGATGCACTACGAATAAATTATTTAAAAGTGGGATATATAATAATTTTTATGTAACAATAAAAAGCATTAATGGTGATGACATAACATTTTATAATGGTATTACATTAAATAAAAAATATGTAGAAAAATATTTTAAATTAGGGTATGCTATTACATTATATGGAGCGCAGGGAAAAAGTTTTAGTAGTTATTATTACCCCGATGAGGATATGTTTTTTATGACACCACGAAGAGCATATACCGTCATTTCAAGAATTAAAAATTGAGGGGCTCGCGCCCCTACAAGTTACCCAGCTTCGTGAGCGCTAGCGCTCACGTACGGGGGGGATTATGACCGGGGGCGGAGCCCCCACATTAAAAATAAATAAGTTTTTATATAAATGGAAATAAAATTATCAAAAAGCACAAGAAAAGATAAAAAATATATGGTAGAAATTGATAATAAAAAAATACATTTTGGTGCAACTGGTTATAGTGATTTTACATTACATAAAGACCCTAAAAGAAAAAAACTTTATATAATGAGACATAAAAAAAGGGAAAATTGGGAAATTTCAGGAATTAAAACTCCCGGATTCTGGGCGAGATGGATTTTATGGAATTTACCATCACTTGAAGAAAGTATTGATAATGTAGAAAGAAAATTTAAAATAAAAATTCGAGGGGGTGCCCCCCTACGAGGTAACCCAGCTTAGTGAGCGCTAGCGCTCACGGGCGGGGGGGATTATGACCGGGGGTCGCAGACCCCCACATCTTCCTTTTTTTCCTCTGTATCAGCATTTGATGCAAGAGGAAGATTACCCCACCCCTTATCCTCCTTAATATCATACTGTTTCGTTAAAATAAAATCATTATAAATTTTTTCTCGCTGTTCCATACTTAACGGTAAAGAATTCCACACTTCCTCATCGGTCATAGGTCGTCCGAACATTATTTATTGTTATTATATATGTTATTTATATAATAATATGTCCGGTTTAGCGGGATTAAATCAAGAATTTATAAACTTTATCACAAGAGGTGGTGATATGTCAGACGCCACAAGGGCAGAAGTTAGAAATTTTTTAATGGGTCGCGTTACCACTGTTAATGATACTGGTGAATTTGGAAATGCCATAAAAAGATTGGCACCACAAATAGAACAAGGTTCAACAGAGGCGGAGGGTTCAGCAATGGGTGAGATATTGGGGGCATTAGAAGGCGGGGCGTTAGTTGAAATAGCGTCGGGTGCAATTATACCAATTAAAGCAGCAGAAATATTCAGCGAGTTATTAGAATTAGGAAGCGGGACACCCGAAGAAACACAGTCACGTATTAGATTAAGGAATCAAATAGAAAGGGAAAGAGAACGAGGGGTGATCCACGGTTCACAGGGCACGCCATCCCGCAGCATTGATGATTTACAAAGACAGATTGACGAACAGAGAGCAGAAGCGATAAGAAAACGGGGTGAATTTAAAGGTTTTGAAGATGTTAAATTAGACGATCCGATAAGACCAAGACGACCAACTGTAACGGATGAATTCCCAGAAGAAGAAACGCCGTTAATGGAAGGTAAGGCAGGACAAGAACCAGAAGGAGGAGGTAAAATAGGGGCAGGTCTTGCGGGTGCTGCCGCGGGTCTTGCTTCGGGTGTTGGAAGTATTGTAAAGGGAATATCTGGAGGTACAGCGGTTCCACCAACTATAACATTAAAACCAACAACAGGCGGTGGAACACCTGTCGATAAACCAGAATTTAAACCACCAGAAGACGAAGAAGAAGAAAAAAAAAGAAAACGAAAAAGGGTATTCATTGACCCACCAGACCCAGAAGATGAGAAAAAAAGAAAACAAGTATTTGATATACCATCAGAAAGAGAAAACCCAGAAAGCAACGAACAGCAATCAGAGGGCGAACCATTATTAAGACCATCATTTAAACAGGTAGGAACTGATTTTTTTGATAAAATGTATGATACACCATTAAATATTCAAAATAGCGAGTGGGCAGAATATGATTTTGTACCATTAGTGGATAGACAAAATCATATTAAAATGGATAATATACACGGTGAAGCGTTGAGATTTCAAGCACCTCTATATTATCCAAAATATCAAAAACCACTAAAACCACCATCTAAGCAAGCAATTTTTTTATCAAGAGTTCCAATGAAAAAAGAAATCCAACTAACACAACCATTTGTTGATAAATTTGATGGGGCAGAAATGGGGCGACCGATTGATATGACATTAACATATAACCACTCAGTTTTTGACGCAAATTTTAAAAATCTAAGGATTTATAATCCGATTTAAAATATTTTTATAATATATAAAATGTCCACAAACAGAGATAAGGCAAGGGTTCAATTAAAAAAAATTAAAAAATTTTTAGGAAAAAATACAATAAGTGATTTTTTGAATGTAAGTAAAGACCCGCCAAGAGTTAGAGACCAAAGCATAAAGCAATTATCAGAAAATGTATTTATCCCACTTTCTCTAATAACTGATAGAATAAGCACAGAAAATCAAATACACGGGAGACTGTCAACCACACGTGGCAGTGTTGTTTATGAAACTATAAGGGAAGAATTAAGGGCGTTATTTGATGCGGAAACGACAATTTTTAATGATGAAACGGGAGAAGATGTTTTATTAAAATTTTTTATACAGAATTTAATTTCAGGAAGTGCAGAAAGAATAACAAGAGAAAGAGAGGAAAGAAGGAAAGCAGAAAAAGAAGCAAAAAAAAAGAAGAGAGCAGAGGAAATAGCAAAGAAAAAGAAAAAAACAGAAGAAACAATAAAAGAAGAAAAAAAAGAATCAGAAAACGCCCTATTATTGCAACAAGACTCACTAAATGCTGTAAGACAAGAAGCAGAAGCAAAAGCGGAAGAGTTACAGGCATTACAAAGAGATCAACTAATAGTTGATTTAGATGGTGGAAGCAGTAGCGAAAGTGGAAGCAGTAGCGAAAGTGGAAGCAGTAGCGAAACATTAAGTGAATTCGAAGAATTAAGTGATGAACCGAAAGAAACAAAAAAAATTAAAATAAAAATAAAAAAAGGTGCCGAAAAATCATTAAATGATGTTTCAAAAAGAGATAAAAAACAAGATGAAATTGACGTTAAAGACGGTGGTTTATCACAGGTCCCAAGCGAACAACCAATAACACAAGCACAAGAAGACGCGGATTTACAAGAAAACCAATTACAAGAAAATGTAAATCCAGCAGCCGAAGCATTAACAGGCGTAGCGTTAGAATTACAAGATATACAAAACGAGGCAGAACAAGCACAACCACAAGAAGTCGAACCGGTTGATGACATCCAAGAAACTGAAAATGTAATTATTGATTTTTTCCAGAATGAATCAAATTTAACAGCAGAAAGATTAGCAGGAGAAGGCGTACCAGAAGAAAAAGAATTATCAAGATTTCAGGAATTTTTGGCAGATTTAGATAATTACATAAACACTGCAAAGATATTAAGGGGTAAAATAAATAACGGGATTGATACTGAAAGCACATTAAATGAATTAATACAAATAAGACGCGATATTTATGGAGATCGAGAACCAGAACATAAAACACTGTTAAGAATGGCGAACGAATTAACAGACGACGAAGAAGAAAGGAAAGAAGTTAAAGTGTTAATAAATACACTTAATTCAATATTATCATTACAGAGGGGGGGAGAATTAGAAAACAGAATAAGAAACGCAGAAACGCGAGCAATAACACGACAATTAGAACAAAAAGAAGTGGAAACAAGGCGGTTTTTAGAAAAAACACAACTAGCAATTGATACAATAAAAGAACAATTAGACGAAGACGGTTTGGTATATGATCGAGGGGTAGATTTTCCAGATTCACCAAATGCAAGATTAGCAAGACAAGCAGTTGTCGAGATGACAGAAGAAGTTGAAGAAAAAGGCGATGCATCTTTTGCATTACTTGAAAGGTTTTCTGTATTATTTAAAGTTCTAAAACGGGATACACAAGGTGTTGTTCTGCAAGTTCTTCAAAATGCATTTTTAGAAGGTGAATTTGGTTCTATTGGTAATAAAATTATAAGCGGATTACTTATTAGATTTTTGGGTAGGTTATTATATGCAGGTAAAGGAAACGACGAAACAGACGACGAAAAAGCAATCGAAGGATTTGTTGACAGTGGATATACACTCGAAGGAAGAAATAATAGGGTGGTTGGTATTTTACTATCAATGCTTCGGCAGATTGTCCCGGAACCCCCACCTTTTGAACCTGTCAGAATGGAGAGACAGGTCACACCAGAAGCAGAAGAGCAAATATTAAGAAGAAGAAGAACGAGAGAAGTGGAAATAAAAATTGAAGAAGAATTTAAAGACGTAGCACCCCCTCAATCGTCTATATTTGGAAGATTTAAAGGTTTATTTGAAAAAAAACCAGTTGAAAGAGTAGTAGAAACACAACCGTCGGGCGTAGTTGTTGATATTGGAGAACCAACAGAAGAAGAAAAAGAAGTTTTACAAGAAATAGAAGACGACATAAACGCAATGGCACAGGCGGCAGCATTAGCAGCAATAGCAAACCCAGACGTAGAGGCGGGAGTTAGTGGTTTCGATGCTAATTTTGCAGATATGATCAAAGCATCAATAGAAAGCAACCCAGCAGAACCAGGAGTAATAAGACAAGCAATAGCAAAAACACCGGGTTTTTTAAAAAATTTAGCAGGTGGTATAGCAGATACAGCAGCACGCATTTTCGTAAGAAATCCAAGAATCAGGGAGAGAATACCAAGGGGTGAATTATTAGGAGCACTAGCAGCAGGATTATTGGTAGTTCTTGTAAAACAATTTATGCCAGAAGGTGAAGAAATACCACAAAGAACAGCAGAAACACAAAGACAAGGACAAGGGACGACCGAAGCAAGCAGGGGACAAACCACCGAATTTAAAGGCGGAGAAGAACAACCAGTGCCGGAAGAAGATATTGATAAACCACAAGGCGAACCATTGTTAAGACCTGATTTTTTTATGTTAGGAACTGAATATTTTGATAAATTATATAATGTGCCACAACAGGTTCAAAATAGTGAATGGTCGCAATTTGATTTTGTACCAAAAGTTGATAGACAAAATAATATTGAACTCGATAATATATTAGGTGATGGTATAAGATATGGTGGGCAGATGTATTATCCAAAATATCAAGCACCAGTTGCCCCACCATCAAGAAAAGCAATTTTAAGAACACGTGATACATTAGCGCCAGCGATTCAGTTGTCACAAGGATATGCTCCGAAATTCCAAGGTGCTATTTCTTTATACGACAACCTTTCATATACATATGACCACGACCCTTTTTCGAGGTCTTGGGAGGATGAAATTTTATATCATCCCGATAATTCCACATTATAAAAATGTAAATCAAAGGGTATAAGAACTAAAAACAATAATTTATTATAATGAATTATCAAAATGGAAAGATTTATAAAATATATTCAAGTGAAACAGATGAAATTTATATAGGAAGTACGACAGCAACTTTAAAAGAAAGATTAGAAAGACATTATAAAAATTTAAAAAGATATGAAAAAGGTGATAAAAAATGCTATACATCGTCATTTGATATTTTAAAATATGGAAATGTTAATATAGAATTAATTGAAAATTTCCCCTGTAATAGTAATAAAGAACTAAGAATTCGAGAACAATATTTTATAAAAAATAATAATTGCGTGAATATAAATAATGCTTACAGGTCAGAGAACGAAAATAAAAAAAAGAGAAGTATTTATAATAAAACACATTATGAAAAAAATAAAGAAAAAATAAAAAATGATATGAAAAAAAAATATAGTTGTGAGTGTGGTGGAAAATATACCCATACTCATAAACTTAGACATATGGAAACTAAAAAACATTTACATTTCGTGGAAAACGGGGAAATTTTAAAATTTAAATGTAAAATGTCAATGTGTGATTGTGGGGTTTTATATTCTAAAATAAATAAAAAAAGGCATCTTTTGTCAAAAACGCACATAAAAAATATAAACTTATAATATAAAAATGGCCTCTGCTATTGCTGGTTTTGCTGCTACGAAAGCATATAAACTCCTTGCTGCTAACCGCTCTGTTCTTATACCCCTCGACGATATAAGTAATACACGAGTATTAACAGATACACAAATAAAAAAGGAATTTTGTAAAACACCACGAAGAAGAAAAACAAACCTCGAACGAATACAGGATAGAAATTCATAATGTAATTATATAATGTATAGAATACGACCATTTCCAACAAATAAAAATAAAATAAAATTAAGACCAGGAATGCGAGATTGCACTATTCCAGCTTTTCCACAGTCTGTTTTATTAGTTGGGAGTACTAGAAGTGGAAAAACAACAGTTCTTCAAAATTTAATGTTAAGTAAGCATATGTATAAAGATTTTTTTGATTTTAGATTTTTATTTAGTGAAACTGCTAAATTAGATGATTCATTTAAAAAATTAAAAATAAAAAAAAATCACATTTTTGATGAAGAAAAAGATATGATAGAAAAGTTAGAAGAAATAGTGTCAGCACAAAAAGCAAACGTTGAAAATAAAGGCGTCAATAATTCACCAAAAATTTTATTAATTTTTGAAGATGCAACAACAAACGAAAAACTATTAAAAAATACCACATTTAAATCACTTTTTACATTAGGAAGACATTTAAATATTATGGTAATAGTTATGATACACAAATACAAAAGTTTAAATCGTATTTGTCGGTTAAACTCTATGAATGTAATTTTTTTTAGAGCATCAGGAGACGAAACAGACCAGTTAGTAGATGACTTCACACCACCCGGTTATTCGAAAAAAGAGTTCAAAGCGATTGTAGAATATGCAACAGCACCAGATAATAAAAGTGAATATAATTTTTTATATATTTGTAATAAATTACCATTTAAAATAAAATTCAGAAAAAACTTCGATTTAATTTTAGAATTAAAGAAATAGTATATAAAAAATGATTCATAAATATAATTATAAAATGCCTAATTATCAAAATGGAAAAATCTATAAAATATGTTCTCATAATACGAATGAAATTTATATTGGTTCAACTTGTCAAAGTATTAATAAAAGAATGTCGAATCATAGATACGATTATAATAAACATTTAAAGGGTGGAAAAAAAGAAACGACATCATATGAAATATTAAAACATAAAGACGCCTATATTGAATTAATAGAATTATACCCCTGTAATAATAGTAAGGAATTATCAAAAAGGGAGGGTTATTTTATAAAAACACTAAAAAGTATAAATAGATGTGTAGCGGGTCAAACAAAAAAAGAATATTATGAAAAAAATAAAATAAAAATTGATAAATACCAAAAAGAATATATGAAAGAATATTCAAAAAAACATATTATGGATAAAAAAAAATACGATAAATTAAGAACTTCAATTTCTTATAATTGTGAGTGTGGGGGAAAATATAGAGCAAATAGCAAAAAAAGGCACGAGAGAAGTGACAAACATAATAATTATGTGTTAAGTTTATAATTATTTTAATTCAATATAATATAAGGTCAGGAGAAGTAACAACGGATTTACCATATGAC